TCAGTATCAGCGGTGTCAAACCAATATGTCCCAGCAGCTGGCGCACCAGTTGGGCGAGATAAACTAGCAGTGAGTTCAGTGAGATCAATATCAACACGTTGTACAAAGGCTCTATTGGAAAAACCAAGAGCTGAATATGCAGCAAGAAGACCATACTCATTGAGCTCATAACCATTGATAGGTGTGCCAGTGCTGGTCTTGTAGAAGAATGGATTGCCAAAAGTAGCGGAAAGATCTCGCTGACTGGTAATAAGGTATAGTTTGTTAGCATTAGCTTCTAGTGTACCTGCTGCAACGCCTACTCCTGTACCAGAGATTTTGTTTTGCGCGGTAGCAATCAGAAAGAAAGGTACGGTGTTGGTAGCTGCAGGGATGTAGTTACTCTCGTCAATAACGGTAACTTGTACGCCAGGTGATGTAAGTGCCATAAGGGTAGTTCCTTTTCAAGTTATTAATATTTATAGGAAAACCCAAAAACTTCGTTAATACGGTGCCCTTGGCAAAGGTTTTGTGTTAAATAGGTGTATGTCAAGACCAACATGCCCGGTGTGTCAGTATAGACCTCGTGCTGTGAATTACAAATCAGCAGATGTCACACACTATCGCAGTCGATGTGAGCACTGTATAAAGAAAGACCGTAAATTGAAGCCACCAGAACCCAGGTGGAGATTGAAGGGGTACGTCAAAAAAATCCAGTGCGATCTATGCAAGTTTAGAGCAAGATTTTCAAGTCAGATCATTGTGTATCATGTTGACGGAAACTGCAACAACACTGAACTCAGTAATCTTAGAAGTATTTGTAGAAACTGTGTTGAATCAGTCAGCCATCAGAGTTTGCCTTGGCGACGTGGAGATCTTGAACCAGATTTTTAATTTGCTCGCACAGATCATAAATGGTTCCATTGTTGTCAATTTCACTGTCAAACTTTTGTCCGACCCAGGCCCATTCACTGTTGTGGATTTGTAGATTTTCCATACGCAGCTTGGCCATGGTCCAGGTCATATTGGTCTGTCCTATATTCAGCGATTTGGCATCTTCGTACCAGTCTGGATCAATACCACGTTTTATTCTAAAAACCTTGCCGCCGGCTTGACGAATAGCGTGAATTTCATTGGGGAACCTAACATCAGAAATCACAATGTCATCAGTGGTTTTGCGCATTTTGTTTTCCAACGCAGCAATCCAAACATCATCATTGAAGTTGTTGCGAAGCACGTCGGTTCCCCAGCACTGCAGCACCCAGCGCGGAGTGAGATGGGGTATGTTCAATCGTTGAGCCCACCAGTTGTCAATTTGATCTCGCCATTGTCTTGATGCAGCAGTGCGCCCTTCAAGTAGTGTACGATCCCAGCCAAAAACTGCTGCCACTGCATCTTTGAGGGCAGTGGCAAAGCTGTCTCTTCGGAATCCGTGTGAGTTCACCAAGTAGTCAGCTGCGGTGTCTTTCCCAGAGCTGATAAACCCCACAAATCCTATGATCATCTTAGTTCCTTTACTTTGAGATAGTTGAGACATTGCTGTAAGAGTTCTATCTGTCTACGGCAATCTTCAAGTGCATGATGGCTTGTGGGGGGACGGCTAAGTTCAGGATAGAGACCATAAACTGTGCGGGCATCTCGCACAGAGTAATATTGCCAGGGCAATGCAAAATTATAGCTCTTGTAGGCATTTTCTAATATTGTTGCATCGTAAGTGGGTCCGTTCATCCATACTCGAGTGCATTTGCGAACTATACGTGCTAGATCTTGCAATGCCACGTCAAGATCCACACGCCCATCTTCGGCAAATGCCTCTGCCTGTGCTTCTTTTTGAGTTGCCCACCAGTCAATGGTGCCTTGCTCAATTGTTCGATTGGTCTGACTTTCTAATGTTATTCGAGCATAGTATTGATGCTGTTCAAAATAGCCAGATCTCAAGGGATCAAATCCCTGAGCCGCAATTGTGAGAATTGTAGCTTCGGGGCCAGTTGCCAATCCTTCAATATCAATCATTATGTCCATCTGTGTATTATACACAGTGAACTGTATTTTGTCAACTATCCAATTACCCAAGTCAACGGTTGTGAACCATCAATATAGTTTTTGAGTTCTTCAAGTTTGATATCCATCTGGGCCTGTGCTTCGCCCTTCATGGCAGTGCCGTTCAGTGAGCTGCCACCTTGTGGACCAGCATATTGCCCAAATTTTTCACGTGCTTCGCCAATGATGTATTTGCAGGCGGCCAAACAGTAATCACGTATCCACTGTGAAATTTGGTAGTCGTTCAACAGGTTGATTTCGGGTTTGAGATTGTAACTCCATATCAGCACTTCTTCGCCAGTGCCACGTGGATTACGAATAATTTGTAGTTTTTTTGTTACTGGATTCCAGGTATAGTTGATATACCCACCAAACATACGAGCAGCAAGTTCAACATATTGGGTGTAGAAATCGTATGTGGCTAGGCCGCCTGATTGATTGAAGTTCAACAAGTACACCTGCATCTGAGCCTGACTGAACGGATCAAAACTTGAGCTGAACGGGCCAGTTGCTAGGCCAAATGTTCTACGGAAAATTTGGCGCACTTGTAGGGTTTCTTGCGGCAGGGTGTAGATGTTCACATCTTGAATCAACTGCATGAAACTGTAACTTTCTTCAGTTGAGTTTTGAGCCCGTTGTCTGTAGATGCCAATTGTTCGCTGGTATGCAGCTTCGTAGTGTTCTTGATCTAGCTCAAGATCAATAATCTGAGACGCTAGTTGCAACTGCACATATTGAAAGAGCTGCTGTTTGAGTTGATCAAGTGATGATACCGTTTGTTCGGCCATAAAATACTCCAGATAGAGTATTTATCGTGCCTTTAATAGTATCAAGTTCTCAGTCCCGCGCCCGTTAAATTTAGTCTCAGTGGCCTTGATGTCTTTGAAGAGTTTGCGTGCCGCCGGTGCTCCTGCTGCTGACAGTGTTTTGAGTTGTTCAGCGGGCTTGCGCAGAGTCTTCTGTAAACTATCGTTGGTGCTGAATCCAATAATGGTGTTGTTTTTGACTGTAAAATTACCCACATGCTCGTCGGCCACCAGGTGTATGAGCTTGCGCTTTTTGGTGTCATACAACCAGGCTTCGCTTTTGTCAACCAACTGTGCAGCTGGCAAGGACTTGAGACTGAGTTCGGCAAATTCTGCCTGTAGTTTGAATTTGGCGGCACGTTTTTCTGGAGGAACTGCTTTGACTTTGCGCGGCTTGCGCTCAACTTTCTTGATCTGCACATAACTGCCGCAGTCGGCAATCACTAGCTCGGCAAATTTTACAACATTACGCATCTGCAGCTTTGAGAAGTTGCTGTACCCCTCAACCAGTTGTGCATCTTTGCCGGCCACTACTTGCTCGTATTCTTCAAGTCTGCGCTTCCAAACATCAGCAACAGTGTTCACCATCTGCGGGCTGATGTTCATGCCACGGATCATTGCAATGGGCTTGGTGTCAGCAGTGAGCTTTGCACCCGCCACAACAAAGTCATCAAACATGCTGTCAATTTCTGCAGCACATTCTCTAGCACGTTCACGCAAATGATCCTGGATGTTGGGTTTTGCCACCGCCGCGTCATCAGTGACCACTGGGAATTTGACTGGGCGATGTGCGTCCAGCAACAGTTGAATGGCTGTGGTGAGCTGGTTTTGCTCGTGTGTGGACAGAGTCAGCCCCATGGAGTTCATTCTGGCTATCCATCCAATTGTGGGACTGATCGCTTGCTCAGGCACGCTTTTCCATGCACGGGCTTCGGCTCTCCGATCGCTGCGCTCTAGCCAATCCAATAGGAATGTTTTGGCATCAGTTTTGCTGCAGTAATAATTGTACCAGCTAAACGCCTGTGTCAGTGCGCTTTTGCGTTCTTCTGTGGGTTGTAGATCCCAGGTGGGCTCGTCCCCAGTGTATTTGGTGTCTGGGCCACGTGGAACGATACGTTTGGGTGCTTTTTGAGTTGCAATCATGTTAACTCCTCTGTAAGGATATCTGTAATTATAACATCGTCGGAGCTTCTGGTCAATGGCAACAGCAATAAATATGGTATAGGATTTTGCCATGCCCAAACTTAGTTTATACCGCCCTGTTCGCTCAAGAGACTTCCAGTATCTGGATCGCAATATCAGTGAAATGTTCACGGTGGGCGGACTTGATATTTTCCTTCACAAATATCTAGGACCCAAAGTCTACAGCGACTCAAGTGAGACAAGCTCACAAGATGCAACCATCCCAAATTATGGATTTGAAAATCCGTTGTTCATTGAAGATTTGTTGCTGCTGGAGAATCGTGACCGAGCATACGATCCCAATGTTTATATAATGCGCGGAGTGTATCGTCAGCAAGATTTGGATTTTAACCTGACACAATTTGGATTATTCTTAGAAAACGACACACTGTTTATTGCATTTCATTACAATGACATGATTGATATTGTGGGAAGAAAACTTATGTGCGGGGATGTGCTTGAGTTCCCCAACATGGCCGATTACCATCCGTTGAATGAAGACATTCCGGAGCCGTTGCCCAAGTACTACGTGATACAAGATGCATCTTATGCCAGTGAAGGTTATAGTCAAACTTGGTTGCCACACCTATGGAGAGTCAAAGCAACTCCCATGGTCAACGCTCAAGAGTATCAAGAAATACTCAAAAAGCCCATGGTCAAAGACAGTGCCTGGGATCCTGGTAATTTCTATCCCACTGGATCAATTGTCAACCAGGATGGCAATTACTATGTTGCCAGACAAAACGTTCCTGCTGGCATTGACTACACCAACACAAATTATTGGTCAACCTACACTCCATCGACGCAGGCTGATTTGGCAACGACTCGTCCCAAGGATCTTGAAATCAACGATGCTATTCTGGTTCAAGCCGAAGCTGAAGTGCCAAAGAGTGGGTACGACACAGTTAAATTTTATGTATTGCCCACTAATCCTGATGGCACGCCAGCAGATCCAACACAGTTCACAGCTGACTTGACCACCAGCGACGCCAGTAGAAGTTATTTTGCCGGGCAAGATCAGCTGACTCCAAGAGCCGATGGTTATACCCAAGGCTATCTCACTGGCGATGGCGTTGCTCCCAATGGTCTGCCAGTTACACCTGGTGTGACATTCCCGGCCAATGCTCAACTGGGACAATACTGTTTGCGGTTGGATTACTTCCCTAATAGATTATTCCGTTTCAACGGATCTGCTTGGATCAAGATTGAAGAATCAGTTAGAACTCAACTCACACCTGGATCCGACAACAATACTTTGCGCTCGTCGTTTGTCAACAATACATACACTGTTCGAACAAATGACTTGGGCAGTATACCAAGTCGTCAGAGTCTGAGCCAGGCACTCAAGCCGCAGGCAGACAATGGAGATCAGGGCGGCAATAAACCAGTAAAGCCGTACCCAAATACGCAGCCTGGACAGAAATCGAGTTAATCAATGAGTCAACAATTCTTTTATGATGGGCAGATACGAAGATACCTGCTGCAATTCACACGGATGTTTTCAAACTTTCAAATTGAATACGGTCCCAACGAAGCCGGAATAAGTCCTCCAGACACATTGATTAGAGTGCCTGTGCGATATGGTGATGCCAGTCGACAAGCTCAGACTATTATACAACAGAACTCCAGCAACTCAATGCCATCAACACCATTGATGACATTTTATATTGATAGCCTAGATTACGATCGTCCACGGATGCAAGAACCGTATCATGTTGACAAGATACAAGTGCGTCAGAGATACTATGATCAAGTCACTGAAACATATGAAACCACGCAAGGCAATGCATTTACCATTGAAAGGTTGATGCCGGTTCCGTATCAACTCACTATTAAGCTAGATATTTGGACGTCAAACACCAATCAAAAAATGCAGTTACTAGAACAAATTTTAACACTGTTCAACCCTGCCATGGAAATACAAAGCACAGACAACTACATTGATTGGACTAGTTTGAGCACCTGTGAATTGCAGTCAGTAAGTTGGACTTCTCGCTCAGTACCAATAGGCACTGAGAACCCCATTGACATTGCCACACTGACCTTTGTGTTGCCAATTTGGATATCAGCTCCTGCAAAAATCAAAAAGCTTGGCGTTGTGGAGCGAATTATTTACAGTATCTACGATGCACACGGTGATGCCAGCAATGCTGTGCTCAATAACGATCTGCTGTTGGGCACAAGATTAAAAATTACTGCCTATAACTACCAGGTTGCTTTGCTCAACGGACAGTTACAGATTTTAAAACCAGCGGCTGTGATCAGTGATTCAATAACAGATCTAGCACCGTTTGACTCACCATTGCCAGAACAAATAGAATGGCCTTCGGTAGTTGATCTCTATGGCGTGCTTAGACCTGGCATCAGTATTATAACGCTGGACAACCCCTGGGAACCTGACAATCAAATTGTTGGCACAGTGGCACTGAACCCTGCTGACAATAGATTTTTGTTGTATGATATTGATCCGGACACTGTGCCACAGAACACTTTGCAGCCGGTTGATGCTGTGATCAACCCATTGTTGAGCGGACCTGGTGATGGACTAGACTCAAGTATCACTGGCCAACGCTACTTGTTGACCGAACCCACAGGGTCTATTGTCAACAATCAAGGACCAGTCAATACCAATCCCCCGGCCTGGAAAGGCACTGGTGGGCAGCAACTTGTAGCCAATGCCAACGATATCATTGAGTATGATGGCGCACGTTGGCGTGTGGTTTTTGACAGCGTGAATCAAGGCGGCGATGTACAATATGTAACCAACATTGTCACTGGTATTCAATACAAATGGATAATACCGGTGGTAGGAACTGCAGATCCTGGTCAATGGGTCAAGAGCTATGATGGTCTTTATGCGGGGGGATCTTGGAATCTAATGTTATAAGCGCAGTTGGAATATGGTTTTATTCCACCAGCACAAAAAGATATCTCTATCTAATGCGTAACGATTCAAAACACCCCAACACCTGGGGACTGGCTGGTGGCAAATGTGAGTCTGGAGAAACTTTACTGGATACTATTCATCGTGAATGTTGGGAAGAACTGGGACTGAACTTTGTCAATGCTAAATTTTTACCAATAGAAAAATTTACTTCTTCAGATGGTGCATTTTGTTATCATACTTTTTTCTGTCAGGCCAACAAAGAATTTATTCCGGTGCTCAACGATGAACATATTGGGTATGCTTGGATAGATTCTGGTACATGGCCAAAGCCTATGCATCCCGGGCTCTGGAGCACTGTCAATCTTGAATCGGTTCGAGAAAAGGTTGTTGTATGTGAGGCAAACTTAGAGTCTACCAACTACTACGTTGATGACGCCAGTACTACCTGAAAAATCTTCAAGGCTTTTTCCAATCACAGTACCAATTGTGGGAGTTGCACAGGACATTGCCATGCCGTTGCCGGCACTTATAATCATGTCTCCCTTGGCAATATTACCAGTTACTCGCGTAGGCACTTTACCAGTCAGAGCCAAAGGCAAAACAAATGTTCCTTGTTGCCCAGAGTT